TTATACCTGCAATTCCTCACGGATTGCTTTTTGTAATAGTTGGCTAAAATTGACTTTATTTTCTTTTCCAATTTCAACAAGCCAGCTAGGTAGTGTAACGGTCTTATTGACGATTTTAGAACGTTCACGCTCACGGACAAGTTCGGTATCAACAGAGATAGCCTGAATCACATCATCATCGCTTGCTAGATTGCTTGCAAGTGCCTTAAATGATGATGGTTTAGGAAATTCTTTACCTTCGTCTTCAAACATAGTGGTATAGATTTCAAGAACTTCACGAGCGTTGAAAATAGCTTCGCTTAGATTGTCCGCTTCGCTAAATGCTCCAGGGAAATCAGGGAAAGAAATGCTGTAGCCACCTTTTTCCTTGTCTGCTTCAAACAATGCTAAATAATTATATTTCATAGTGATAGATTAAGCCAATGATCAGAGTAACCCCTTTAGGGGTACAGGGAGGAGTGTCCTCACTCCCCATACAAGACTTTGAGAATGTTGCTTAGTGTGCCTGGTCTGTAATCCTTCTCTTTTGGTTTAGGTATCGTCACTATCCGTCCATCTGGATGTTTCCAAACCTCGTGAGACCCTTTGCCAAAGTTTGTTTTACTGAAACCTTGCTTCTTAGCAATCTTCTTAAGCTCTCGCTCTGTCATTGGCTTATCTCCTTTCCTTATCTTTAATTATATTATACACTTGTTTTTAACACTTGTCAATAATAAACACTTGTTTTTAACAAATGTTTATCAAAAAATGTTCCTTCACAACAGACATTTTCAAAAATGTCCATCAAAAAAGAAAATAGCCCCCAGCAATCGCTGAGGGCTTTGTTTGCGTATTAGACTGGTTTCTTCTCCAGTTTGTAAGTTTCGCCATTGATAATGACTTCGATACCTTCGACATTGATTTCGATATCGTCAGATTGATTGATATCTGTGACGATAGCAGTATCATACTTGGACAGTGTCCCATTTTCCGACTCAATAGCTTTCAGACGGCTTGACGCTCCGACAATATAGCTGTCAAATCCGCTAGCAGCATAATCATAGACTGCACCACCAACTTTAAACATTCCTTTGACAGCTTCTGAGAAAGTCTTGGCTCCTGATACTTTGTAAGAGCCACCAGCTCTAAGCAAATAGAACCAGTCTGTCAGGAAGTCATCTACGATGGCATAGTGCATATAGTGACCACCTTCATTTGATGGACGGGCAGAGCCTTGTGTGACCGTGACACCGCTTGGACGGTTGCCTTGACCTGTCCAGGTCATACCGCCCCAGTTGTTGTCAGCTTTACCAACTGCTGAAGTTCCCCAAAGGCCCTCATAGTGCAAAATGGTCAGGGCATAACTTGGCAAGATATCATACTTTTTGCAGTTAGCCAGAATCTTATCTAGCACAGCTTTTTTCAAGATAGCGCCATTGAAAGATAGGTCTCCATCTTCTTTGCTTACTGTAGCTTGTCCAGTTGGCTCAGTTTGGCTTGTTTTGGATTCCGTGACCTGTTTTACCTCTTGAGTCTTTGACGGATCTGAGGGCTGTTTTTTGAGCAGTTCAGACACACGTTTTTGGACTGCGTCATAGTCAGGGCCAAGGGATTTTTTGCGGTCTTCACCGTTGCCATGTTTCCCCTGGATCACTTCTTGAGCCAGTTGGTCAATCGTCTTTTTAGGTTCCGTAGCTTTGCCATTGATGACTGCCATGACAGCCTCATATTGATCGCCAAGAGCTGCCTTACGGGTATCTCCGTTTCCGTATTTTCCAGACAATGTTTCCTGTACCAAGGTTTCAAGGCTTTTACCCGATGTACTGGTTTGATTGGCTAAGCGGTACACGTAGCAATACATCCAACCACTAGCAGCAGCCGTCTGATTGTAGTTATCGACCGTAATGCCGTTACGAGCGTAGTTGCAGTGGATAATGTTGTCAGGGTCAATAAAGATACCAGTATGACCGCCAGCACCAGCAGACTGACCACGTCGGCCCCAGATGAAGATATCACCACGCTTGGCATCCCAGTCAGTATTTTCTGCAATGAGTGTATAACCGTTTTTTATCAACCAGTCATGCTCATACTCAGTGTTTACAGCCCAACCAGCCGAGATAGCTCCAGCGGACATCAAAGCGTAGTAAACCGAGCTGGAGCAGTCAAAAGAGTTCGGACCGTTTCGGTAGTCCATTGAATAGGTCACACGGCCTTTGCGGTCACTCATCCAACGTAGAGCAGTTTCAATATTCACTCCCATAGTTACTCCTTTTCAAAATAGAAAGGAGCCAACACCCACATAATGGGTGTCAAAGCTCCCAAAGTGATAATTAACAAAATTGCTTTGAACAGTTTCATTTATTCTTCCCAATCAGCTTTTCAAATGCAGCTGTCACATTTTCAAAAATTGATGTATCACCTTTGGCTTTTCCGTAGTTCTCGACCAAGCTCTTAAAGGTCAAGATGAGATAACCAACGTAGATCGTATAGAGAAATGCCACACCCGTCTGCTCAGGCAGCAAGACCGACATCGGAATCAAGACAGTGAGTAGGATAATACCCATCATCTTGCGAATCAGCCCGTTGATACCGATTTTAGACTTGTATTCGATGCCTGGGTTAATCATAGCTGCGAATGTACCCGATAGAAAATCGACAATTTCCATGGTAACAATGAGTCCAAGTAAAAAGAGGACCAAGCCGTCCTCTGTTGCGATGAGCGCACGTAGAAAATCAAACATCCCGTTTGGATGTGGTTGGATAGTTAATAAAATCATTTGTACTCCTTATAATTTAATTATAAATAGCCCAAGCAACTTGGCTTTGGGCAATTCTTTCTGCGTGTTCAATTGGCAAATGCGTACCTCCTTATCATAAACTCCGCATCCAATTTTCAATGAATGTTGATTGGAATTCATGAGCTTTTGCATTTGGATGGCCGTTTCCTCCTGCTGGATCAGCCCAAAAATGTTGTTTCCTCAATTCCTTTGCTTCCGCAGAAACAAGGTCTTTCCCGTTGACTCTATGCATGAGCGGAACAGTATAATCTCCATTTAGGTCAAGATATGGAATTCCCCATTTTTTTGCACACTCTATTGTAGCCTGCGGATACTCTGTTGTTTCACAACCATTTGAAACAATTATCCCAATTTTTGCATAAGGATGGTCAGTAATCAACCGTCTCAACACAACATTCCATGCACCATAAAACGTATTGATTGTCTCGTCATTGATAGTACCAAGAGTAATTGTACCAAGAGAAGATTCACCATCTCCGCCAGACCCAGACGGCCTATGATGCGAATCATTGATACCGAACCAAAGCGTGATATAGTCTACATCAGCAGGGATATTATCGTAGAATCCTGTCGTGAAACAAGTGTTTACATGTTCCTCGGACGGAGTAGCTAGAGTTTGACCAGAAACCGCAAAATTATGCACAATCATATTATTTCGCGAACCAATCCAAAACGGATATGTTTTATAATGCTTGTTTTTATGCGATGTTATATTAGGGTAGTCGTTAGCGTTAAATGTTTCTGTTGTCCATTCCGTAAATGAGTCGCCGCATGCGTACCATTTTTTTCCACTTAAAATATTGCTTGTCTCTTGAATTGGCAGCCTAGAAAAATTAGAGGTAATGATATTCGAATTAAAAACAAGCTTTTCTTTATCTAGTACAACCATAACTGTCGTACTATCTTCGTTTATTTTGTAATAAGAAAATCGGATATAGCCGTTTTGGCTTGCGACAAAGGTATGACTTGTTACTTTTTTGTCTATGAAAGATATCGTGATAGGATTTTTTTCAATATTATAGAATAAAAATTTTCTCAACCCTGAAATCGAATACGTTTTCCCTTGCTCAACCTTAATGAAGTCAGAAGTATCAATGGTTTCACTCGATACAAGTTTGCCATCATATTTTAAATAACCGGAAATTGTTGATGTCGTTTTGTCAAATAAGTTAACTTCAAACATCGTGTCTTTAAATTTATCCAGTATTTTAGAGACAGCTTTTTCTGAAACATTTAAAACAGTAATGTCAATATCGTTGTAGTTATCAATCTCCTCTAGCGAGAATCTACTTTCGGACAATTTGGGATTTTCAACTGTGTAATAGTAACTAATAATTGCATATCCATCTTGTGTAACGGTAAATTCTCTGACGTTTTCCAACCGCGATTGAAATACATTTGATGTGTTATATAAAACAACATGTCGCATTTCGCTATTCGAATGATACGTAGTACCTGATTTTACAGGTATTTTATCAATATAATAGTGATTACTGCTGGCGCGAATTTGTCCATCCCAATAATATCCATTTACCTTCTTACGAAATGTTAGAATATTATTTGTTTTTAAAGTATCAAATAGCACATCTAATTGATTGGCTACTGCTTCTCTTGCAGTCGTATATTGCAAACCGTCTCTGTCAATCCGCATATCCGTCAATTCACTCGGAACTGTTCCGTTGCCAGCATTGGCTATCAGTCCATCTATACGAGATTCTGTACGAGTAATATCTGTTGTTGTTTGACTAATTTTGCCATCCATTGTCTGCAATCGATCTCCGAGTGTCGCTTCCGTTCCCCTCGCCTTGGCGACTTCCATGTTGGCATTGCCGTTTGTCGTTGCATCATCATACGCTTGTTGGATGCCGTCATGGATAGCTTGTCGGACATCACGGCCAAAGACACCTTCTTTAATCACTTTTAAGTGGTTATCAATTCCCATTTATCATTTCCTTTCTAGTGTTTCTACTCTGGTCAATAATTCATCCAGATTGATTTCTTTTGTTACAAGCAAATAATCCAGTTTCTGCTTGTCTTGAGATGACAATAGCTGGCTGGATTGCTCTGAGACCGCTGTGTTAACAGTCTCAACAGCTTCTGCAGTTGAGCTGGCAATTATTCTAACTTCTTCCAGCTGGCTCTGTTGTTCTTTCAGCTGCCTGGTCGTGACTAGTTGCTTGGTCCTTTTACGGACGTTGTCCAGTTGCCACTCTTCGGCAGACTTAAATTTATCGCCAATCGTAAGATTCGAGCGCTCAACACTTACTAGGTCAATCTGCCTTGCTACTACTCTCAAACGTTCGTCGATAAACATAACAGGATTGATGACTCTGTATGTATTTCCTTCTTCGAATTCGTCAAAGTTTGGATTGATGTGCGATAAATTGACTGCTGAGACAGAGTATTGATAGGCTACAGCCTTTTGAGTAGCTAGCTGGCTCTCTCCTGCCTGTTTTAGAGCAAAAGGGTCCTCTATGTCATCAAACGTTGTAGTTTCCATTTTTATGCCGTACTCGGCAATCAAATCGGGTCTATCGATGTAGTCCTTACCGTTGTTGACTGAGGCAATGCTGACACGCTGATTTGTCTCACTGTTTTGCTTGCCATAGACTAGCAAGCGTGACACAATGCCCTCTGGGTTGATGTGTTGCTTTAGCGACAGCAAATTGACCGAGAGCTTGATTTCCGTATCGCTATCGACTCCAATCTGCTTCTTAAAGTCAAGATATCTCTTGCCGTTTTCCTTGCGAATCTGTATCTCTAATCCGTACTCGTTTAGGATGAGGTCTATCAACGTGGCAAAAGTCGATTTGGCAGGGTCGACATCTGCTTCCATGTGGTCGCCTGTCGCGATCAAATCCGTCAAATCACCCGGCAGAAATTCCTTGTAAGATTCCAGGTTATCGTTGTGGAATTTTAATACCTGCTTTACAAAATCAGATTTCTTTCCGCGATAGATCTGTTGCCTTTGCTTGCTGTCATTCAAAAAATCAAGCTCTGACTTGGCATTGTATGCGAAAGTAAATACTCCACTCTCAGCCATGTCATTTGTGATTGGGGCGATACGACCGTAAAATACTTCTCTACCGGTCCGCATATTGACGACTTGTACCATGGTCTGTAAAGGCTTGATAAGAGCCTTGTAACCAGCGTTGTTTGGTAAAAACTGGAAATCAAACTGGGCTATCTTGTTGATCTCAAATTTAATAATGGCCGACAATAGCTTATTCCCGCCGGCCATTGAATCATGGATTGGTGTCACGTTAGCACCGTTTATCAAACTAACTGCATACATCAAATCAGCTCCTTAAACCATTTGAACGAGATTCTGCCGTTTCCTTCGATGCGAATTTCATTCTCTTTTTCGAGTGTGAAAAAGTCATATACACGACTACCTGGAATGATACTGAATTGTTGATTCCGCATAGTCAATGTCATGTTGCTGGTCGACGTAATCTCTGGTCGTGCCAAACTGATGCCTGTGTTGACCAATAGAATACCAAGCGAACCTTTAACATCGAAAGCAATATCTTGGAATGCGTCTAATTCAAAGTTAAATTCATCCCAGATATCGCTTCCTTCAGCTTTCTCGGAAATCATGAAGGGATAAGCTGTGAATGTGATTTTAAGTACACCGTGAGCCCAATCTTCCTCAAAAGCACTATCTCCTTGAACCTCGGCCAAGAAGTAGTATCCAGGAATTGCATCGTCATATAGAGGTGCGAGTCCAGTAGTACCCATTAGCCAGTTAATAGCACTTGTTTTAGCCATATTCATGGCTTCTTTCGTGCCATAGATTGTATTCTTGATTTTGATTTGATAGGTCAAGGTCCTCTGTTCGTAGAGCTGCCCGCCATATACTGTCGAAAAGTCGTATTTTTCATTGGAAAATGGAATTGGCACCAGAACCTTCTTTTTGTCAGGAACGCTAATTGACCGTTCATTTAGTAATAGCAGACCTTCATCTTCAAATGAGTGTCTGCCATTGTATCGAATACCGTAGTGTTTAACCAACCGTACCGCCTCCTTCTATGATTTGAATACGCTGCGCTTGCGCATCTGAAATGTGCCCAACAATCAATTGGGCGAATGTTTTACCGTCTATGTTTAAAATAATTGGTTGTGGCTTTGGTTGCTCCACATTCACAACAATCTTGTCTTTGACAGTAGACATAATATGATCCGCAATCATGCCAAGCGTGCTTTCGTTTAATGGTAAGACTGCTTCTTTACCAGCCTCACCGCCACCCATCAGCCCATTACTATTCATCCCAAATATCGTTGGTTTGGTTAAAATGCCACCTTTCGCAAACCATGTAATATCAATAGATGGCAATGACCCCTTACCACCAAATCCCCAAGGTGCTTCACCACCACTGATGTCAAATCGTGGTAATTTTGGTCTAGGGAGCGACCATTCAAAGTTAAAGAAACCTTTTATCGCATCAATAGCGTTCGAAACGGCATCTCTAGCACCGTTAATAGTGTTAGTGATTGTATCTTTAATACCATTCCAAATATTACTTACAGTATTGAAAATGCCTGACATTACGCCACTGATTGTGCTCGATATTCCGTTAAATACATTGGAAATCGTATTGGAAATCGAGGTTATTATATTGCCGATAAATGACAATATACTATTCCAAATCGTAGACACAATGTTGAAGATCATGTTGAGTACGAATTGGATATAGGTCACAATCGCTTGCCAGGTTGTCTGAATGTATTGCTGGATTGCAGTAAGTATTGTCTCAATGATGGACTTGATTGCATTGATAATTCCATCGACAACGCCTCTCATAGTTTCCCAAGCCCCAGACCAGTCTCCGTTGATAGCTTGCATAACGGCCTTGACAATTCCAAGTATGGTATTGACAGCGGTCTCTACAATTGTTTTGATGACTGTCCAGACTGTCTCGATGACTAGTTGGATATTCGACCAAGCGGCTTGAATGAGTGGCTGTAGGGCTGTCATGACAGTGTTGATGACAGTCATAATGGCATTCCAGACAGTTTCTGCAGTAGCTTTGATGAGCTCTTGATTCTCTGTCCACCAGGCAACCAAAGTCCCCCAAATGGACATGACAAAAGCTGAAATCTGCTGAATAACAGCATTGATAACCGACAGAATCGCATTCCAAATTTCGATAACTGCTGTTCGGAAGGCTTCGTTATTGTTCCACAAATATGTGATAATTGCTATTAGTGCGGCAATTGCCCCTACAATTCCGAGAACTGGAGCAATAATAGGTGCAGCCGCTCCTGCAATTCCGGCTAAAAATCCCATCATTGTCGGCAAGGCTGTTACAATACCAACTATAATTGGTAATAATAGACCAGCAATTGCAACAATCCCACCAAAAGCCACAATCGCTGTCTTTACAGGTCCTGGCAAATTCCCAACCCATTGTGCAACGGATTTGAAAATCCTTGCCATACTTTCCAAAACTGGAGCAACGACTTCTGCAATCATGCCACCAATTTCAGCCATTGCCTCAGTGCTCATATTTTGAGCGGTTGTAAATTTGTCAATCGGGTCCAACGTGGCATCAAATGTACTGCTTACAGTTCCAGCTGATTCCTCAGCAGCCGCTCCCAAATCATTCAAATTCATAGTACCACGCTTGATTGCATCAACCATGCGAGGTGCTGCCTTTGAGCCGAAGACTTCTGATGCTAATGTCAAAGCCTCGGTCTCACTAGATGAATTTTGAATAGCTGTGACAGTGTCGTTAAGACCTTCTTGAAGGGTCTTCCCATCTTTGGCATAAGCAACGGCTGCCTTAGACATGGAACTTAATGCAGCAGATGAATCCACACCAGCTTTTTCAAACTTACCGATGAGTGAAACACCTTCATCAAAACTCAATCCTAATGCCTTGATTTGTGGTGCCCCGTCAACAGCCTTTTTCATTAAGTCGTCAACTGATACACCCGTATTTTGTGCAACATAGGTAGCACTGTCCAGCACATCTGAAAGATAGTCAACAGATAAGCCGTACGCTTCCAAAGCCTGCTTTGAGGTCTGTGTAGCAGAGGTTACATCGGTGCCATTGATTTCAGCAAACTTAATCATGTCCGCTGCAGTGGTCTGCAAAGCATCTCCCATCAATCCGAACTGGGTATTTACTTCGCCAACTGCACTTCCTGCCGTTGTGAAATCAGTCGGAATTGTCGTTGCAAGATTTGAAGCGATGTTCTGCATTTCCTCAAGAGATTGTCCACCAGCACCCGTCTTAGTCACAATGGTGTCCATTCCCTCGTCAACAGTGCGAAAAGCTTCAAGTGAGTTTTGACCAAACTCAATCAGTTGTTGAGAGGCATCGGCAATCATTCCAGAGAAGTCATTCAGCAAATCAGCCTTCAAGAGATTGTTCGTCTCTTCCTGCAAGCCTTTCATAGTCTGAGCATTATTTTGGACTGCATCTGCATTCCCTGCCAATGCTTGATTGACATTCTCTAGCTTGTTCTCATAACCTTTCAGCACATTCTGGGTAACTTCAACTTCGCGTTGAAATGCTCGATACTGCTCCTCACCAATCTTGCCTTCTGCAAATTGCTTCTGGACTTGCTCCTCAGCAGTCTTCAATGTTTCAAGCTTTTCTTTGGCGTTGGAAACCTGCTTGGCCAAGAGTTCCTGCTTCTGCCCAAGCAAGACAACGTTACCTGGGTCAAATTTCAAGGCTCTGTCAATCTCTTTGATTTCATTGCTGGCCGCCTCTGCTGACTTATTGACATTTTTCAAGGCCTTATCTAATCCAGTAGTATCGCCACCGATTTCAATATTGATACCCTTAATTTTTCCTGCCATGTTGCCTCCTTTCTTTGAAAATAAAAGTGCTGAGAGAGCGATTCTAGCAACGTTTTCCTTGAGTTAACAAGGTTATTCATCGTAGAAATTCTCTCAAAGCACTTTAGAAATTATCAATATCAGCCTGTGTAGCTCTTCTTGTCTTAACTTCGGTCTGTTTATCTGGATCACGAAGATTGATGTAGTCCGTCTGGTAGTCAAGGGCCATGCCAAGCGTGATATGTTGTAGTTCCTCGACCGACAGACCGACTTCTTTGCAACAAGATAGGTAGGATTCTACTGTAAAGATTTCATCGCTTGCAGATTCGCTGTCATCGAAGGCTTTTTTGTGGCCATGTTTGCCTCCAACATTTCCATTAAGACAGGAGCGACGTCTTGGACAGGGAAGTATTCCAAATCCATGTAGAAATTGTCGTAAGGCTTGACCGTAGGGTCTCCAGATTTCACAAAAGTCCAAAACAGTCGGTTAAAGAATGTCATATCGAAGTCTTTCAACATGGACATATCTAGTTGACTGACATCTACTTCTTTCTGTTCCTGCGATAAGGCTATCATTTTCAATAGGGCGTCGCCTTGGAACATATTCATCATGTCCTGGAAGTAATCACGTCCAAATTGATTCTTGTATGCAATTGGCGTATAGCCATTAGTCACCAACCGAAATTCTTGGTCCCCAATTTGATAAAGTCGTTCCATTAGCTGCCTACCCCTTCTGTCGCTCCAAATGTCACGCCATCTGCAGGTTTATAGACATTTGTAAACCAGCCGTCGTAAACTTCTTTCTTAGTGTTTGCAGTTGTCTTTGTTTTAACAGCTTTATCAGATGACCGTGGAACAGATGCAAATGATAGTTCTGTAGTATTCGGGTCGCCTGATTTGGTTTTTGAGCCTTGTTTAGGACGACTGACTGTGCACTTGTAAAGTAAGTGACGAGTAGCATTCTTGTCCCCTTCAATTTGGAACATCATCGCAAAGGCTGCCTGTTCTGCATCCGCAAACTCAGATTGCGTTCCATCTGAAGCTAACTTCTCTCCTAAGATTTCTGTTTGGAAATAATCAGTCATGCGAGCAATTGTCAATGTACCTGTGTAGCCTTTATTTGTTGAACCGCCAAAATAGGTCACGTTGTCCGCTTGGAAATCAATCGTTTCTCCTTGTGGCTCAATTGTCAACTCAACGGCACCAGGCAGGGCTTGTGGAGTGTCGTAAGTCAAATTGCCAAGGGCATCCTCTGAGGTGATTTTGGCAATATGGACTTTCTCCAAACCAAATTCAATTTTGTTTTCTGGTTTTTTTGTCATGTTCTTCTCCTTCTTAAATTAGACTGACATCATAAATGACTTGATAGAGCCCTTCGGACTCAATGTACATCTCATCGGAAAACTCAAAAAAGAGCTTGTTTTGATTAAACAGGCTCTTTAATGTATCTTCCAATGCTTCATTTTTCTTATCAGTAATCAGTTCTACCGTAACTGATTTGATAGTGTGATACGCTTCATTATCAGCATTGAGGTTGTCCTCTCCGTCCTGATAATAGACCGCGTAAGGTGGTTTGGGTTGCTCTCCTTTCTTGAATTGACGGTAACGGCACGGTATTCCCAATACTTTCATGATAGCTGCAAATTCTGATAGTTTCATTGGCCAATTCTCCTAATGCGTTCTTCAAATTCGGCAATAGCTTCTTCTTCCACTGGTGCGATATGGACCTGCGGGCTCGTTCGTCCACCATCACGATTGACATGCCCATTTTCAAGTAAATGGGTCAGGCGATAGTCAGGTCCTCTGACATGTGCCACATAGGTTCCATTCTTCAATCGTTTCTTGGCCCATTTCTTTCTGTAGTTTCCTGTCATCTTTGGGCTACTGACCCTTAGTTTGGCTACAGCTTTATCGACAACATCGCTAGCAGCTTCATCAACTTCTTGTTCAACCTCTTCCGACCACTCTTCTAGTGCAGACATGATTTCGCTAGTTAGATCCAGTGCCATTTTTTCACCACCTCGCAAGTCAATTCGACGATATCACCATTTTCAAATGTCTTGATAACTTCGTACCTCACACCCTCAAAATCCACATACACCTGATTATCATACTCAAAATTGTGGACCTCAAGTACCATGGACGGATTCATGTTAGCTTGTGATGCAAAATAATACTCTGACCGTGTGAGAGACCGCTTATTGCATGATACCTCAACACCTACTTCTTTGTAGGTTGGCTGTAGCAACTCATCCAATGTCGGCTCTTCAGAAAGCGAAATTAGGGTGCAATCTTCATTCCATCTCATGACTCTGCCTGCTTCCTATATGTGATTTGATAGTCGTGCAGTTTCTGCTGTAGATAGCGTGGCATGGTTGGCTGGTCTTTGTTGATGTACTGGTAGTAGGTCCAATCGGCAACGAAGGTAACATGGTGAGGTAGATTCAGATCAATGGCGATGCCCTTGACTTGTTCTAACTCATCAATAGAGCTTTTGATAAGCTTTGTTAGATATTCGTCGCGTTTGTCAGATTTGATACCTTCTTTCATCTTGACCAGTTGCAAGACATTTGAATGTTCCATGGCTTACTCGCTTTCTTTAGATGTTTTTCTACGAGGTTTGCGAGTTGTAGCGACTTCCGATGCCAGCTCACTTGCTAACTCGGATACTGATTCAGAAACACTTTCGCTTACTGATTCGGACACTGATTCAGAAACACTTTCGCTTACTGACTCGGACACAGATTCAGAAACACTTTCGCTTACTGATTCAGAGTGCAATGTTTCGATTTCTTCCAAAACAGCCACAAGCGGTTCTTCATTCAAACCGTTCAGGTAGTCTGCGCGGTCTTTTGTCGTCACAAACTCCTCATCTTTTCTCCGAAGGCCAATCATTGATTGGCTATCGGAAAAGGTTACGAGCGCTTTAACTCTTACATCAACTGACTTCATGGTTTACCTCCTAACCTGGTGTGTTAGCCTTGTCAGCTGCAAAGCTCACATCTGTTGGTTTAGGTGCAACAGCTCCGTCTTTTCCCGAAGCGTTTACTGCGGCGAAGCCTTCACCAAAGATAGGGCGACCGTCATAGCGTGCAACTCCTTTGAATACAGTATTGTCTTCAATGAATTGAGCATGTTCAGATTGAGCCATGGTAGCACCTTCGCGTTCTGCCAAAATGTAAAGTGACCCAAATCCACCAATAATGTGTCCGTCTGGGATGAAGTTAAGCTCTGTGACATCACCGCCAATAACTGGCAATGTATTATCAAGACCTGAAGCGATAGCTGCTGCTGAGTTGAAGCTCATCAACTTAATTTTCAAAGCTTGATGCGTTTTACGAGACATAGCCCAGAAGACATTGCCGTCTGAATAATCAGCTTCGATGACATTAAGTTTTGTGGCGAGTTCTTGGTAGAACTTGATAGGATCTGTGATACCTGCTGGAACTACCGACAAGTGAGTTTCATGCAAGTCAGTCCAGTCACGTTCGTTTTGCCCCCAATATGTAGGTTTTTGAGTTTCTGCCAAGCGAGTCACAATACCAACAGGCATCTTAGTACCTTTTCCATAAAGGATAGCTTTATCAAGAGCAAGACCGATAGCCTGAGCAAGACCAAAGAGGATTTCATTGGCTAGGTTGAGGTCAGAGTCTTTCAAAATTGAATTTGGTACAGATGTGAAACCACTGACCTTGTATCCGTCCACTTCGACTTGATTGAATTTGAAATCAATTTCATTGATTTTCCCAATCATTTCTGTCCAAATTGCTTCTGGAATAGTCCCAGCGATATTCTGACGAGCTTCACCCTTGACAGGTTTAAGCCAAACTTTAGTGATCAATTTTGAATATTGGTCCATGTTGTTGCGGAGTAATTCCAAGAACACTTCTGGGATGGTCAATTCTGAGCCATTGACAGCGCGTTTTTCTTGGATAAGACTGCGTGTGTTTTCAAGGAATGATTTGACTTCGTTGCGTTCTACCAATTCAGTCATCGCAGCACGAGTTAATCCACCAAAGTATTTGTTTCGAGTCATAGTTGAGAGTTCTCCTTTTTGTTTGTTTCGGTTTTCGGATTCAGCAGCTGGTTCTTCTTTGGGTTCATCTTTAGGCTCCTTGCCTTCCAATGTAGCCAGTTCTGCTTCGAGTTCATCAATTTCAGCTTGGATAGCATCTACTTTTTCTTGATGTTCAGCTTGTTCCTGTGTCAAAGTGTCAATTTCTTCCTCGACAGCCTTGATTTCTTCATCAGACCGTGCTTCTTCGATAGCTGCTTCCAATTGGGCACTACGTTCATCAAAGTTCTTACCGTCGTTCAATTCAGTCAAGTTATCATTCAAGACTTTAATTTTGCGACGGAGCATGAGTTGTTTTAGCATAGTTTAGTTTCTCCTTTAGTTTTTGTTTACGGGACTCTAAGGTCCGTTCTTGTAGATCTTCAAAGTCTCGTTTCCGAGCCTGCACACCCGTTGCCTCATAGGCAGGGAAGGTTACGATGGACACTTCATGCAAATCAATCTTTTCAATGGTCCATTTTACAGTTCCATCTTCACGAAATTCAGTCGATTCCTCAACGATGTTGAAACCGAATGAACATTGGTCCACATCGCCACGTTGGACACGGGCGTATAGATTGAGTGCATCAGTATCTTGTTCGTTAATGACAACACGGGCCCATAGGCCCTTGTCATCAACTTTCAAAGTCAATGTCCCGGCCTTATTACGACCAAGGACCAACTCTGTGTTGTGATTGATAAGGGCACGGATGTCATTGTCAAGGGTATCATCAAATGCACCGATTTTTATTTCTTCAAAAGCACCAGGCCACAACTCTGTTTCAGAGCCATAGACTGCAAAATAGCCTTCGATAACTTTTTCTTGCTGACCTTCCTGTTGTTCACGGACAGCAAGGTTAGATTTGAAGCTACGTGTCAGATAAGCTGTTCTCTCCACTATCTTCTCCTTTCTCTAGTTTCTTCTGATCCCCAATTTTATCAGCAGGTATGAAGTTCTCAAGAATAACCAACTGGTCCAGACCTTCTTCTGGTGGCATATTCAGCCAGTTCCTCACTTCATTCCCAGTCACAAGACCTCTGATGTAGAGGTTTTGCCCGACTTCAGCCAGCTCTTTCATGCTGTAGTTCAACAAACTTCGATAATTGAACAACCAGTAATGATTTGGGGAATAAAGGAGCTTGCTAGTCATCTCGTGTTGAATGATGTCTGCAAATTCCTTTATTGTATTAGTGACAAAATTGTCATATTCTTCCTTGTTGAATTTTCCTACGCCAAGGAAGAAGGCAGGTACTCTCAAAATACCTGCTAGCGTAGTCTTATCAACTTCTACCGAGTCCTTGATGGCTATATCATTCAGACTTAACGGCTTAATCTGTTGGACATCCATCATATCTGCTGGTATAATCCAAGGTTTCCCAGCTGATGACTGCTTGAGGTACATATCAAATACTTCGTCACGACCTTCCTGCGATGACAGTGCTGCAGTATTGGCATCTGTTTTGATAATCAAAGACGGCATATACTTTCCTGACATAAACTCGTTTTTAGTGGCCGAGGCTTGCTTTAAATTTCTAAGCAAGTCAGAAAGCACGACACGATACCCCTGCCCCTTCCACGGTTTCTCAGGATCAGAATTGATTGAGAAGTGTAATACTTCGTCAGGCGAGAAGACCGTATCATAGTCATAGACTACTTGATAGTCAAATGCATCCCCTTGGAAGGATACTTTAGACGGTGGCAAAGGTTTTAGGTCTTGAATTAACCCCTCTTTGTCAACGATTGGATAGATGATGCTATTGCCGTCGCCCTCCAAAATCATTGTTCGGACAATGTTGTATATCCATTTCTTCCGACTCATCCACTTGTAAGGATTGATATCAATCTTTCTGGACAGTTCATTTTTGATTCGGACGTCGCCATTCTCTCTATTTTCCATGAGGTGAATAGTCATTGACGAAACCAGGCTTGCAATCTTGTGGACTGCGATGTGCACCTCTGGGCAATCAGACAATCTGGTATATCCATTGGTGACCATTGTTCTGAAGTAGTCCTCATTGACAAACATCTGAAAGCTAGAAGACGGCTCGGATCGTATCTTGTTTGAATTTTTCGGTTTGCGTTTACTCAATTTTTCGCTCCTTTCAACCAATCACTTACATATCCACCTTTCTCTGTGTCCTCTAGCATTTGGCATGCTGCAAAGACTGCTGCGTCAAAAAGGTCAATGCGTGATGTCTTTTCTACTTTTTCGTATTGAATCATATCATCTACTTTTTCAATTCCTCGAACATTCGACACGCAGTATTCGAATGCGGTGCTGTGGCAATAATAAAGCTGACCGTTGTAGGCCTTAACTTCTATACGGCGGAATCCCTCTGACTTCTTCCAGTAATACTGCGGTGCATCGACAATCGTAAAACCTGACCGTTTCATCCCAGTGAAAAAATCACGACCAAACTTCTTATCAAAGCCAATTTTCTGGATTTTGAAACCCTTGTCCCTCATAGACTTAAACCAATTGATGACATCATCATAGGAAACGGTTGGTGTGTTACTCATGGTCAGATTGCCGTCTTGCTCCCAACCAAATAATGGGATGCCGTCATCATTGGCTTTCTCATGGGCGGCCATACGCGGAAAGAAGGCATGGGTGATAACAATATCCACACCTTCATACTGCCCATATAGAGCAGCTGCTGTTAAGTCATGAAGCTTCGATAAGTCGGCACCGCCAAACCACTTGATAGGCAACCGAGCCAACTCTTCTAAGCTCCAATCGTACTTATCATCCGAATTGATGAAGGTTTGGAGGTCGAAGTAAGCAGTCATCGAGTTCGTGAAAATATTCAAAGTCTTATTGAAAAATTCATTCCTGGTCTGTGGGTCGGCATAAGCAACCTCTGCATCATGCAACAACTCGCTCAACTCTACGGTAACTCCTAACGATGGATTGGCTCGTTGAATGTGGATTGGGTCCGTGAAGTCTATAATCTTTCCGTCCGCATCGGCATCGGCATCGCAGATGAAAATGAAGAAGCTATCATCTTCAATCAAATCATCTAGGACCTTGTCACAATACTTCAACCGCTGAGCTAAGAAGCCATTCGGCTTGTCCCCTGCTGTCGTTATTGCCATAAGCAACTTATTTCGAAAAGCCCGTTGGGCATTTTTCATCAGCGTGTACTTCTTAGATGACTTCATCCCATGAATCTCGTCCAAGATGATGATGTTCCCATTGAATGAGTCTAGGTTGTCCTCTTCTGAGGCCAGTGCATTGATGATGAATGAGCCGTTAGAAAATTCTTTTCGGATACTGTGCTCATTGTTGTTATCCTTGATTCTGATTGACTTGTCCTTCCAATATTTAACCGTGTGAGAAATAAAATCGAAACTTTCACGGGTCTGTTTTAGTGAGTTTGCCAGGATATAAGCATTGGTCCCACTCTTATTTTCTAGAACAGACATGGCCAAACAGATTGCAGAAGCAAAGGGAGTCTTTCCGTTTTTACGAGGTAACATAAAAAGGGCCTCTGTAAATCTTCGGATGGAGGTCCCCTTTTTGAAAAATCCAAATAAATTGACAATACAGAATTTTTGCCAGTCTTGCAAAATGAATGGAACATTGGTCAGCGGTTTCCCTTCTAGCGATTCGCCTTTCCTGTGAACAACTAGACCCTCAATGAACTTGATTACAAATTCAAATTGCTCTGACCGAAAATCAAACTTTTCGCTGGCAAGGTCTTTTAGAAATCTGGCGCAAGCCTTTGCCCGTCGCTTCCCTGCAATAATTGTTCCAGCCACAACATCTTCTGCATATTGCTTAGCGATTTGGAAGTCAGTGAGAATTTTTTGAGCGCTTGTCATGTCAAGTTGGCAATCAACCCTTCCAGTCCACCAGCTTCCTTATCTGGTTTCGTCACTTCCACATTAGCAGCTTTTGGATTCAGCTGAAGTCGGTCTGAGTATGTCAGAATGTCCTTGCGAAGATTCTCCATGGTTTGAACTAGCGGAGTTTTTCGTTCCACGATCGTACCACGAGATGTCTCGTGCTCTTCTGTCACTTGTGACCCGTTGGCAATGAACTCTTCCCGTGCTATATGGTAGTCATATAGCAAGCCTGAATAGATTTCTATGAGGTCGTCGTAGTGCTTAGAATAGGTCCTCATTTCTTTCATTGACTTCACAGTCCTGTTCTTGAAAGTGTTCTGGGTAATTGGTCTAGCCAATTTCTCACCTCCTTCCCAATTTTTTGTTAGAAATCGTTGCACAAAATTCTCAAAATGTTGAAGGGAGGGAAAAACTTCTCCTTCCCGGTCCTCTAATGGCTTTGAGAATTTTTGTTATGAGGGGGGGCTTTCCTAGATTCGAAGAATTGTTCAAACTCTTTTTTTCTTTTCCGTTGCCAGTAAAGACCTTGCCCTATGACTTTGTCATTCTTCCTGTCATGGAATGTTCCGTGGATCTTGTTGGTCAAGCTAATCACGTTCCACGACGTAAACTCCAATTCTGGATACTCTGAAACTGGGTAAATGTGGTGGACCATTTCAGCTTGTACTTCAACTCCATACCTCAAAGATTCTTGACAGAGGTACTTGTCACGTTTCAAGGTCCGACTACGAAACTTCTCCCAGCGACTAGACTTCAATGTTTTTCGGACTGGTTTAAAGGGCATCGTTAAGACCGGCAAAGATAATCGTGCCATTAAATAGTTTTGCTAACTCTTCTGCTTGCTCTAACGAAAATGTATCAGTACGCATGTAGCTATTTGTTATTGGAGACCCTACTACATACCCAAAAATACCACGAGGCCACTCTCGCTTAAATACATATCCATTCGTTGTCAAGACTCTGTACACCATCGCCTTCTCCTTTCCAAAACAGAAAAAGACAACCTGTCCAGCTGTCCTAATTGTTTACAAAAATTCATGATACAAATATAACACTAAAATCGTGAGAAAAATAGTACCCTTTTTTCTCATTTTTTAAACAACCCTTGACAACAGAATTTTAGGTGCAAAAACTATACCAATTTCTCTTTGAATTATCTTCAACACATATTGTGTCAAATTTCTCTTTTTTTCAAACTGCTTGATATTATTGGTTTTCCAAACAGTTGTTTTTTCGAATTTAACAATTCTCATTGTGTAACATTCGCTACTTGCCAAGTTTGAAACTAGCAAATGCTCGGTCCTGTTGGTCTTGGTTGATACCGATATATCTTTTTGTAATTGCTGGGCTGGAATGGTTGAATAGGTCCATAAGCATTGCGATGTCCTTATGCTTCTTGTAGTAGTGATAGCCAAAGGTCTTCCTCATTGTGTGAGTCCCGACATTTTCGATACCGCAGTCGAGAGCGGCAATCTTGATGATGCAGTAAGCAGCCTGTCTGGTAATTGGTCTGTTTTTTCCTTTTCGACTTTGGAAAAGGTAATCTCCTACTTTCTTACCTTTGATGTATCTTTCTATCTCCCTCTTCAAAAGAGAGTTCATCTTGATTCGTTTTCGCTTTTTAGTCTTCTTCTCGATCACAATTATGTAATGACCACGGATGTTTGAGACTTTCAAAATAACGATGTCAGATATCCTCAAGCTCGTATTGATTCCTATCAAGAACATGATATAGTTGCGTTCATTCCATTCACGTAGATAGTCGCACATCATATCAATGTCCTCAGTGCTTCGAATGGGCTCAACGTAGTTCATTTGATTCCCCTCCTTTCTTAACTCAAGTAAAAAGGCCAGTGCATTTCTGCAACTGACCTACTGTTTGTCGGGCGAGTTCTGGTTTTTCTTGAAAGGTGTTCCTCTGAAAAATAAAAGGCTCTTGCGGGTATCTATCCTTCTTCTCGTTCCGACATTATCATATTAACACCATTTTTGTGAGAAAAACAGTACCCTTTTTTCTCATTTTACAAGTGACCTTTTAGCTCTGCGTACTGCTCAAGAATAATCGCTCGTCTCCTGTAGATTGTGGCTAAACTCATGAATTTCTTGTCTGCGATTTCTTCCCATTTTAGACATGGATACTGCCAGCGTAGATGAAACAGCTCTCGATCTTCATCGGTCAACAAGTCAAGTAACTTCTCAACCAAGGTCTTAAATGCTTCGAGATGTCTAATCGTTGGGTCGCTGTCCCACTTGATGACAATAGCTTCAGTTGGTTTACTTACCCCGCCTGAACGAATACCCATTTCATCATTGCTATTTCTAGCAGATAGTTCAAGTTGCCTATTCCTGATTGAGCGGTCAATAGACCGATACTTGTTGAGTTCTGAGTCGAGTCGCGATAGCTCTCTTTTGTCAAGTCGTGTCAAATTGCTTACTCCAATCTTTAAAATTTTGCGATGCCTTCCGAGAGACTTCAGCGATTGCATTAAATACCTCGCTAAAGGCCACACCTATTTGGTGCAGTGCTTTATTGATTTCTGCTGGATTCTGACCTAGCTGTTCCAACAGTTCTGCAATCTCCTGTTGTTTTTTTAGTTCAGCTTGTTTTGCCTTCTTTTTCCTTATCCTCTTGTTCATCTCGCCCCTCCTTGTAACCCGATAGATACTTGATGCACTCTGCGAAATAGGTACAGGCTACCCACACAATAAATGCTGTCAGAAACGGATGTCGTGCCATAAATTCATAACCGTTCATCTATTTTCTCCTAATCTACTGTCTTGACTTCCAGCGGCAACCACATCTTCGGATTGAAGTTGATAGTGTAGTCGTAATTCGACACATCCTTTGTCTTCACATCCTGGACTACATAAGACACATTATCAGATAGCCCGATGATATGTTTTTGATATTCCTCATCGGCAGTTTCGACTAAAATTTCCAGTTGATTATCTGTCGTGTCTGCTACAATCGACATCCGACCGCTCATCTCGAACATCACATCATTTGTGATTGCGTTCAATACTGTAACCTTTCGGACCACGTTGAAATTGTCTGCCTCTTCCGACAAATTGTGTCGGACCACATCGGCTTGTCTTTCACAACCTGCCAACACTCCGATAAGTCCAACAAATACTAATGCTAGTCTAATCTTGTTTTTCATTATTTATCCTCCCTACGCCAAAATAGTCAAATGCTCCTGCTCTGACAGCTTTTCTTTGAGGTAGGCAGCTACATTGTTGACAGCTTCCAAGGTCCATGCCCCTCCGTCAGCTTCAAAGAGTGCCAACTGGGCCCGACCATTGATGCGGAATACAAACTGGCTTTCGGGTTGAACAACTTCTGTAAATGTTCGGTAGGGAGCAAGTTGGATTGGATTTGGCACTATGCCTTTGGCTAGTGATGCGACACCATTTTTGACCGTGGCAACCTGGGACACGCCATTGTCAACAACTTCAGACCCTTCTTTGATTTCCAAGTGACTTGCAAAGTTAATCATAGAAGCTCTGTCTTCATTTGCGACAAAACCAGCCTGTGCCTGAATGATAAAGGCTTCTTGCGGCATAAATTGCTCAAGCGTGATATGTGGTAGCGTGGCCACAACTTCGACTAGCTTGGTCCGATTCTCTAATTCGTCATTTTCAGAATAGACACAAACGGTTGTTGGATCTTCCACCAGCACAATCAATTGCTGTTTCTTCAGTTCGTCCAAGCCAGACTTGAGATAATCTACTAGACTTGCGAGGGTACGAAGATTGAGGGCTGCTGGATAGCGTTTGGGCTCTAGTTCACGATAGCTGTGGGCATTGGCATCATAATATTCTTTTCCGCTTTCGCTGGTGATAGTTTCACGAGCCATTTCGTGTAACTCAACTGCGTACTCAAGTGCATCTCTTGTAATTTCTGACATATTAGTTTCCTACTTTCTTTTTAAAATCAATGATTGCTGGATTGTCTTCTTTTTCTATTTCGTCGATAGGTTGGCCTGTATCAGTCCGCAATACTGCGTCATTATCAAAAAATGTTTGACCAGGCATTGCACTCAGCAATTCGTTCGCATGGATTTCGCCTGTCTCGTAATTTTGACCGACTAAGATAGTCGTCGATAGCTTGACTTGCGGAGCCAATTTAGATTTGACTTCCATGATAGTGTCGACAGAGTTCCGCTGGTCATTCGGTTTCAAGACCAGCTTGATAGACACTTCCCGCTTGACCGTCGGATCAGTATTGGGGTCCAAGATGTTCTCGATGACCCGTGCCAATTCGTTGTTGAGTTTTTCCTGCAGACCGCCGTCTGCAATGCTAGATAAATCTAGTCCGATAATATTTTTTGCCATGTCTTCCTCCTAGCTGCAACCACAGCCATTGCCGTTGAATTTTTCTTTCAGTGCTTCAATCTCTGCTGTTACGCGACCAAGTAGCCGCCCCTCTTGTTCCAGGTCTCCATCTCTAGGATTGGCCCTAGCCATGTGTGTCTGGATTGCGTGTTTTACGATATGCAAGTCCCGATAATTTAGATTCATTTTGTACCCCACTTTCTACGATTTGCTTTCTGGGACATAGCAGAGCTTCTAGTCATGTCCCACTCTAGTTCCCAGAGTTTGTCCGCTAATCCGACAGCTATCTCACGCAGTCGCTCCTTATCAGATTCAAGCTGCTCAATCTTTGTTTCTAATTCTTCAATTTCCGCATAGGTTCTTAATTTTTCTTCCTGCAAAAATTGATGTTCGCTCAGTAGACTTGCCAAGTTGATTTCAATTTGTAGACTATTTGGGATAAGCTTGATTCCCTTATATGCCATTTGTCACTCCTTTGTATTTATTGTCCTGACAATACTTTGTCATCCGATCTAACTCCTGACGAAATTCATTGTTAGGTAACTTCATCAGTCGGACTTTGTCCGACATCCGAATAATGCAGTCGTTGGCTACGGACCAGCTCTGCATCGCGAAAAGTCTATCAACACCGTCCATTATTCCTCCTCATCAATGACATAAAAATTTCCATAAGTGTGCAGGGCCTTGGCAACATGGATTGCTGCTGCCCTACTTGCAAATTGCATTGCCTGTGATTGATTACAGTAGCTGATATCAATGCCAGTGCATCCAACCTTTACAGATTTGATAAATGGCTTTTGAGATTTACTGCCGTGTTTAAGTTTGACCATGTTCAATCCTTCCATAGATTCATAGCATCTAGAAAATCTTGCGGGACTTCTACATTCTTTGGTAGTGGGGAGTTCCACGATTCATTCTCAGCTCTGACCTGTTCAACCGTGAATAATCCTTTAGCTTTCCAATTTCGTAGTATTCCTTGAATATACTTCATGAACGGTTTACCACCAAGCACCGCTTCGCGTAACGCTTCGCGAATGACAGGCTCTGGAAATCCATCTTCTTTTACCCATTTTTCGATATCTTCTATTTCGAACGGACTAAGCAGACGGCCGAAACCTGTTTCGAAGTCCTTTATCAGAGTTTGAAAGTCGTATTTATTTATACAACTACTATTACTACTTAATTCTTCTTCTTTTTCTTGTTCTTGTTCTAGAGCGTTACCGTCCGTTACCGTAACGTTACCTGTAACGTTACTCATAACGTTACCACTTGCTAACTGTCTTTGTTTTTCGCGATGGCGAGCTTGCCTTATTCTTCCTTGTTCCCTAGCCTTATCCATGCCATCTACACTTTGATGCTTCTCCCAATTTGGAATGGTTATGGCATCATTGATAATCTCAATCATCCCAAACTGTTCAAAAGTTTGAAGGGCTATCCTGACTATGTTCAGAGGTCTACGAAATAGTGTTGTCAGCATTTCTTCCGTGTAATGTACACGATCATTCATCATGAGGACGCCACTGTAGTTTTGTTTGCCAGCTAATGTCAAAAGCTTAAACCAGATAACAATGATTGTGTCTGCCTCTGGCAAAGATTCAATCAATAGAATTTTTTCGTCGTCAAAGATGTCTGTTACAATCTTAATCCATTTAATTTCGCTTGCCATTTTCTACCTCCTCTCCCACGGCTGTCTCTGATGTGGGTAGTACGGGTACTGCAGGACCAACTTGCCACGCTTAGATAAGACTTTAGGACCATCTGGCACGGCCTCGTTAGCTCGTTTTCGTTCCCAATCTATCCGGCGGGCTTGATTGTAAATTCTATTAATGCTGTCAATATATTTCTCCCGCACAGCTCTCCCACGTAACCAAGCTGAAATGGTAGCCTGGGTCACGTTTAGTTCGTCCGCTAGAACCTGTTGCGACCAGTCCATAACCTGTAAAATGTACATGATTTTGTCTGCTACTGTCATAGGTCCTCCATCAATTCCGGATGTTCGTAGATGTTGCCGATGATTTCCAACTCGCACATAACAGCTTCGGGATAACCTCCGCCAAGATACAAATTAAACCCTTGAAAAATTCTCTTATCTCCAAAGTTTTCTTCTACTTCCTGCGTACCAAACGAAACAGCAACCTTTCTCCATTTGTTTTGTAGTACAACATCCCCCTCGAAAATCTCCTTGCCGTTGACATCAATCAGCCCTGTGGATTGCATGAGATACTTATCATCGATACTCCACCCCCTCATGTTATCTACAGTTATCTTGTCAGCATCATTTACATAAACATTCCCATTCCAAATGATAATTTTGTCATTAGTAAACATCTTCTTGTAATAAGGTTCCCAAACTCTAAACTTCGATATCATTTTCTGCCTCCTTCGGCGGTTCAGGCAACGACATCCAGTACAGCTCATCACCTTCGGTGTTTTCGAAACATACACCCTCGCCACACTCGACCCAAGTATCTGTCCAGACATTCTTACCATCTGAGACCAATACCTCTTCATCGATTTCTGGGGTTATACAATCCCACATAAAATCGTATCGGTAACCTTCTGCTTTTTCTTCCTCCGTGAGGGGTCTCGTTACTAATTTAACCCATTCCATCACTCCACCTCTTTCGCAAACTGCCACGCCCACTCAAAATTCTGTTTGATTTCGTATTCGGTGAGATGGTAGACGGGCTCTTGTTTTCGTCCAATGTAATTCACAACATCTGTTAAAACGACACCCGAATCTATTTTCGTAAGGACTGTAACACTGTCAGAATTATCAGTAAGCACTGGATTCGGTATCTCCACCGTGTACAGCTGTTCCTGTTCCACGGTATACCCATCTAGCCAAGCACGAGCGAATGTTTCTTGGTTGTATTCTAACCATTCGGCAGAATCTTTATAGTTATAGCAGTAGTCCATGGCATGAAACAACCCATACCCTTCTGTATCTTTGCAATATTCGATTTTATCAGCGATATGCTTCGGCACCACGACCTTCTGCGGTTTGTGGATTTGGGAGATGATATTTAATACTGAGCTCTTTGATATTGGTTCATCTACAAAACGCTCGTATTCTCCCATTTGCTCTATACATTTAATCGCTTCCTGTTTGTTCATCTGTTTCCTCCTAAAATAATTTAATTTGAGATTTATAATCGTCAAGTCTGGCCAGAGCTAATTGGTAAATTTGCTCGTCTTTTTCGCAAGCAACATATTCCAACCCTGCTTCCTCAAAAGCGATCAAGCTGCTAGCTGACCCAACATGGGTATCTAGGATTTTGTCGCCCTTTTTGGTATATTTTTGGACTAGCCAGCGATACAAATTCACAGGTTTTTGCGTTGGATGTATCCGTTTTTCGTTCAATTGCTTGTTCCCTTGCTGGATGTGGCCCTCTGCAATGGATTTACCCTGCATCATACCATTCCACATATAGCGAAATAATCGCACGCTGTCGTGCATACTGCAGTAAGCAATCTCACAATCCGAAAAGCTCGATTGTCCATTGACTTTATCCCAGACGATACGACCTGGGCCAAAATCATACTGGAAATAATTTACACCCCAAATAATCTGATTTTTTGACACTCTAAACAGCTCGTCAAAATAATCCTTGCCGGGTACATCCCATTCGCTCGTCTGCCTATACAAACGTTGTACACCTATCGGGCTTATTTTACGCCCGTAGAATTTCCGTTTTTCAGGTCCGCTGAAGTAGGGCGGGTCTACAATTGCAAGGTCAAAATAATTGCCAGGATACTCACGCATTACATCCATGCAGTCTGCGTTGATAAATTTACTCATGTTACTATTCCAACCTCCTTGCTATCGCCTCAATCACATTAACCGTGACTGAGTTGCCAGCCTGCTTGTATAGCTGACTATTACTGTTTACTCCTTGGGCCCTATCAAACGCCCAATCTGGGAAACCTTGCAGTCTCCAACACTCCCGAGGTGTCAGTTTGCGGATTCTGAAACCATCTGTTATACCAAATGTTCCGCAATGAGTTGTACTAACACCACCATTTGCTGTCAGCGTTCCAACTTCGTTTTTTATGGTTTTGTTGTAAAAATCATAAACCTTAACATGATTATTCTCCTGCCAGCTATTTCTGGTCAGGGTCGGGGCGATATCATGCTCACCACCCTGGTTGTAGCCATGTCCGCGTTGAATGATTTTCGGCTCCAATCCTCCGCCTTGCATGGTCCGAATAGTTGGAGCGATTCCCTCTGGGTCATATACTCTGTTTGGCATCTCAAATTTGCCAGGGAGCTGGTCTGCGATAATAACCTTGGCCCCTTCCCCTTTATTCGTTGTCAGGGTAGGAGCTAATCCGTCCGAAGCATATACATCTCCATTCATTCCTCGGCCACTTGGGTTGGTATTTCCAATTTTCTTCGGCTTCCTACCTTCAACAACATACGATCCTGCTCCTTGAGATTCTGGATATCTTGTCGTGAGGGTACTGGTTGTAATTTCGTGTCTTTCAGACTGACTAACCTCTTCGTCACTTCCTCCGAAAGGAAATATCGCTCGTCCACCTGCTCCTCTAAGATGTCCGATAATAAACACCCGCTCTCGGTTTTGGGGGACGCCAAAATTCTTGCTGTTGAACACTTGCCATTCCGCATCGTACCCCAATTCATCCAACGCTCCGAGGATGGTCTCGAATGTATTTCCGTTGTCGTGGTTGAGGAGTCCTGTGACGTTCTCAAGGAATAGATATTTAGGTCGGAGAATAGATGCGAACCTAGCAATCTCAAAGAACAAAGTCCCTCTAGTATCTTCAAATCCTGCTCGCTTCCCAGCAATGCTGAAAGCCTGGCACGGAAATCCTCCACAGATAACGTCCACACGTCCGATTCCCCGAACAGACTCATCTGTGACTCTTGTAATGTCATGAAATTCAAATTCTCCTTCCGTATCATGTATCGCTTTGTAGCTCTTTCTGGCAAATGGGTCTATCTCGCAAAAGCCAACACATTCGTGTCCAGCTCGTGCCATACCAAGACGGAAACCGCCAATACCAGCAAATAGGTCTAGGAATTTCAAGATACATCCTCAACTTTCCCACATTTTAGGCATTTGCGTTTAGGAGAAATTTTTCCAGTATTCAACGCGATAAAGCGCGGTAATTCCTTCCAAGAATGTTTACAAAATAGTCTTTTCATATCACTTATTATTTTCATTACTTTCCTCCATCTCCTCAATCAACCAATCCAAATGCTGTCTAGCCTTCTTCAAATCCTCAACACCGTTCTTCTGCTGGAATCGTAACAGATATTTGATGACATTGCCCCAGTAGTAAGCAGATTCGCCCGCTAGATTGCCAATAAAATTCTTGACCACATCCAAGGCTTCCATACCGTACTTGCCTTGGTAGTGTTTGGGTTTTGTCACGTTATCAAATTGCTCCATTCGCTTTCTCCTCCAACATTTCTGCCTGTATGCCCTGATTCCATAAATCCTGCTGATAAACTCTGGCCTCCTGCCAAGAGTCAAAGCACCGCTTACGATAGAGTCTGCCCCCCTTTTCTTTGCAACAATCCACGTCATCATTGCCCCTGCCTTTCTGCTAAAAGCTCACTCTGACAGTCGCAGATGGCTTGCAGTCGAACGCATTCCTCCAAAGCCTGCTTGTATAATCTTCGGGTATGCTGTAATTCTGCATTGAGTTCCAACGCCAAGTCCTTACATTTCAGCTCTTTAACAGACAAGGCAACCGTCTGAGTGCCGTCCTCGTCCAAACCAAAAAATCGTTTCATCATGTTCAAAAAATTCATATTATCCTCCATAAAAAAATTATCTGTAAAGTAGGTTCATCGTCATATAGCTGTTCTCTGCCAATTTTCGTGATACCATTCAATAACAGCGTCACGAGGGTACTTCTCGCGAGCATTTTGGATACGCGGGAAGTCTTTATGACAATTAAATCGTGCATCGAAACTCCCTGTGTCCTTTGTTCCAAGAAGCATTTCTGCACATTGTGACTTGTTCAATTCCATAGGGTATCGCCTTTTTTCATCCGTAACAACGTGCATGACCTTCAACGCTCTATCCATTAGCCCAGCTTCAAACTGGTCCAACATTTGAATCAGTAGATCATTCATGATATAATCCTCTTGTAGTATTTATTTATGAGCCTGATTGCCGTCAGGCTCTTTCCATTTGTCGAATTTTACCTAGAGCCAATATTGTCTCCCATGTGTCCAACCCGACAAGACTATCTTTCATCAGTTCACTAAGCTGATGATTTTTCTTTTCCCAATTTTCGACAAGTTTCTCTGTCATAAGGTCCTCCTAGCTAGCCCCTGCTTGATTCAGGAACTTATTGATAAAGTAGGTCTGACCTTTACCTGTCATCTTGGTTGTCTTACTAATCCTGATACTGCCATTCGGCTCATGATGCGTCCGCTCCTTGACCTCGAACAAGCTCATATCCATAGACCTCTGAGTCGGCATATTGTAGCTCTCGCCACGTTTGCGAATGAGAAAGCCATTCTCCCGTAACCACTCAAACAAGCGATTCTGGCCAATGTTGTAGCCGTTCTGACGCAAAATCTTGGCAAAGTCCCCAATCAATATAGACGTGGCACTAGCCTCGACAGCATTAGCAAACAGCACCTTGGGCTTGTCCGCCTCAATCTGTGCTTCTAGCTGATGTACCTTCTTATCGGCCAATAGCAGAGCCCGTGCCATAATCTTCTCTGGACTGTTAAAGTCCTTTTCGACCTGGATAAAGTACTGCCGTACCTGCTTGCCTCGCTCAGTCCGTTGGATCATGGCAATTTCCTTGGCCATGTCCAGCTTGATAATGTGGTCAACCTTGTTGTGACCTCCGCGACCTGTTTGCTTCACAAAATTGTTAAGCAAAAAATCTTGATTTTCTGAAAAGCCATACTCGACCATTCGGTCAAACCACATAGAGTATGGTGTTTTGACTTCCAAAGCCTCATGCAGCTGCCGACCAGACACCACGGGCTCTTGATTGTCATTCAAGTTAATATTGATAATTTCGTTCATAAAATTCCTTTCTAATTTGGTATAATGGATAAAAAACACAGAGGTACGTATGTCTCTTTACGAAAGAATCAAAGATTTTTACAATTATTTCTATCAGAAATTACTTGTCGCTTTTATAGCTCTAGCACTACTTTCATTAAATTTTGTGATAATTGTTGAAAGAGAAGAATCTGCGATTTTACCGTTGCTAACGGTAGAATGGAAACAAATTGGAATGATGTCCCTTCTTGTATTCTTTATTAGCTACACTTTCATGTTCTTGATTCATGAGTTCTATAAATTATTTGCCGTCGAGAAAAAAGGAGATTTTAGGTTCAGCACAATTACAGCTATCCTATTTTTTGTTATTCTTTTTATGAGAAATCTCATGGTGATGCTGAATAACACTCAATTTGAACTCATAGTTACATTGCTTGGTTTTCCACTCATCACAATATTGCCACTGTTATTCAAACGTATCTTTCTGTCTATTACCCCAAAAGTCTCTTCCACTCTCCCTCATGATGAGGAGGCGAGCGATGTAAAGCCCTCTAAGAATAAGAAGCACTATAATCGCACTTACCACCGGCTTAGGTAGAGAAATAAACCAAGAGTAGATAAGGTCAACAATTTCGTTCATAAAATTCCTTTCTAATTTGGTATAATAAAATCAATTATTTTGAATAGTTATTACGAAACACTACAAGCTACATTAACTTACAAACGTGTCACAAGTAAGCCATATCACCATAAAGATGAGTGCTATAAGAAGCAGTCCCATAAGGAAGACAAGTATATCTATAAAACTATATTGAAGACGGATATGTCTAAGTATCTTTTTTATACTGTTCATCGTAAATAGTCACCCCTTTATCTCTCCCAGCACAATCTTGTGTTGGGATTTTAATTCATCCAAATATGCTTTTCCTAGAGTGCGAACTCTATGCCCGACAATTTGCTTCAAAAAAGACTTTGGCGAATATGTCGGCGAACAGTTCCAACACATCCTAAAATCACTACAGGTCAATAATTAGTAGATGTGTGACTTTAATCAACTCAGCAACTGCCGCAATAGCTGCCGGGTCTTTTTTATCTGATTCCTTAATAACATCCGCTACATATTGAACTATTACTTCATCAAGTGTTCTCTTTTTCATGTTTCTACTCCTCTTCAAAACTTTCCCAGCTCTCAGAAATTCTGAGTTTCTTGTTCACTTTTAGCTTGAGGTCATCGCTACCATGCCCCTCTTTCAGCAAACGAGTAACCATGGCTGGTGAAACACCAAGCACAATCGCAAAATCTGACTGCGACCAACCGCGTTCGTGTAGTCGCTTTTTAACCAAATCAATCCATTTTTGATGTTGTTGGCTCATATTTTCCCTTTCTATTTTTGGTATAATTGACTTATCATCACGGAAAGGAGGATAAGTCAATGAAATCTTTTGACGATTTTGTATCAACTCTCACAGCTCAAAAAGTAACTGAACTGGTAGGTAAAGCAAATCAAACAGCCACTTCTATTGCCAACTCTGTACCTGAGCAACAGAAGGAAACACTCATTGCTGTCACAGCCTACACTACTTCTCTTGAGCTGTTGAAAGAGTATCATGAATGGCTGAACCAATAGCCTGGGTGGTTTTTGAGCCAAGTGGTAAAACGCTAGCCTCTTTAATTTCATCTCCCAATACAATCTTGTGTTGGGACTTTTCATTGTCAATATAGGCACTTGCCGTTTTTCTAACTCGACTTGCAACCATCTCGCAAATCGTGGCTGTTTCTACTGGAAGATCTGGATACTTATCAAAATGAAATGTACGAGTTTCCAATTCGGACAAACTATCACACTCTTTCAAAAGTTCCAGAAAAGCCGATTCAGCAATGGTATCAATAAGTTTGACAGTTGTTTCAATGACAGGTAAAAAATTTGTTGTGAGTTTTTTCATCAGTAAGTTTCCTCCTTTCTATAAAATTAGTTAAAAAGTTAGTAAATTCCTTGACAAAAAATTGTCCTATAGGTTAAAATATAACCATAAAGAAAACACTTGATAAAACTTAGTTCAATCAATACATTCTGCTCGCCAAAGCTTTTATTTTTTGAATTAGTTTTTACTTGTGTACTTACTAACTCTTTAACTTTACAAAAACTATTTTAACCTATAATGCAAAATAAGTCAACAAAAATTGTATTAAAAGTTAAATATTTTTTGTCAATCTGCTAGAAAGGTTGATAAATCAATGTTTTCAACGTTTGAAATAGTCAAAGAACTATGTAAAAAGCATGGAATTTCACTTAATGCTCTTGAAGAGAAACTTGGATATAGTAGAAATGCACTCTATAAGTTAAAAACTCAAAAACCATCTGCTGAACGATTGCAAGAAATCGCCGACTATTTTAATGTTAGTACAGACTACCTGCTCGGACGGACGGATAACCCACGGATTGCCAGCGATGAGACAGCTATCATTGACGGTCAAGTTGTGGATCTGAGGGAAGCAGCTGCCCATACCATGCTCTTTGACGGAAGACCTCTTGATGAAGATGATATAGACTTTATCACAGCAGTCTTGTCTGCACACTTCAAAAATAAACAGAAGGACTAATTGCCTATGAAACTAGACCAACTCTGTAAAGAGTTTGGGGTGGAATTGTGCCTGTTCGATGCAAGCAACTGGCATAGTTCAGGATTTTACAATCCAATAACCAAGGTCTTAGGGGTTGATGTGAATTTGTCTGAGCAAGAACAAAAGCAGGTCGCCCTCCATGAGTTACAGCATAAAAATCACTTTCCGTATCAGTATCAGCTTTTTAGAGAGAGATGTGAACTCGACGCAAATAGGAATATGATCCACCATCTTTTGAAGGAAGAATTAGAAATTGCTGAGGATCGCACTCAATTTAATTATCTGGTTTTTATGGAAAAGTACAAATTAAAGACTATAGCTGATGAGGCTATGATCAAAGAAGAGTATTTGAATTTAGTTGGATGAAATACGTGCTCCCCTGAATCACGAATAAAAGCAGGGTAGGAAGATAGTTGTTATGGCATTATTTGGTGGCAAACAATCAAAAGTCGACGCTCAGAAACAAAAATATTATTCCGATGCACTACCGTATTTTGAAGAAAATGGCATGGTAGAGATTTTGGAGAAATATCCTGAGCAAGCTGCTTACATTGGAAATGTATTGAGTAGTAAAACAATTGCTCTGGCAAATGCAACTGGTCCAGGTGCATTTGAAAAAGTACAAATCCAACAGAATCAGATTCTTATTCAACAAAATGAAGAGATTATCGCTCTTTTGAAGAACTTAAGTAAATAAAAAAAGCCCTACGCTCAAATTTTGGTCGAGGAGAGCGTAAGGCGAATCATGTATAGTAAAAACCTGCTTTGCAGTAGGTCTCTTTACTATACCCATTTTATCAGAAAATGAGGTAAAAAACAAATGGCATCATATCGAAAAAGAGAGAACGGGCTGTGGGAATACCGTATTTCCTACAAAACCATAGATGGAAAATATAAACGGAAAGAAAAAGGTGGTTTTAAGACCAAGAAGCTTGCTCAAGTGGCAGCATTAGATGTCGAAAAGAAATTGACCCAAAACATTCTGACTGACGGAGAAGTGACTCTATATGACTTTGTCAAGACTTGGTCAGAAGTCTATAAGCGTCCATATGTCAAAGATAAGACTTGGGAAACCTATACAAAGAATTTCAGACACGTTAAGAATTACTTCCAAGAGATGAAGGTCAAAGATATTACACCGCTTTACTATCAGAAAAAGTTAAATGAGTTTGGAGAGAAATACGCTCAAGAAACTATTGAAAAATTCCACTACCAAATAAAGGGAGCTATGAAAGTAGCTGTTAGAGAAGAAGTCATTCGTTTTAACTTTGCTGATGATGCAAAGGTGAAATCTCAAATTGAAATTAGAGATGAAGAAAATGACTTTTTGGAAGAACATGAGCTCAAGGCTCTCCTAGCCCTCACAAGAGAGAAAGTCAGGTATGTAACCTATTTCACTCTTTATCTTCTTGCAGTCACAGGATTGCGTTTTTCTGAGGCAATGGGTCTAACCTGGAATGATGTTGACTTTGAAAATGGCATACTGGATATCAATAAAGCGTTTGATTACTCAAACACTAAAGATTTCTGTGCATTGAAGAATGATCCGTCAGAAAGAAAAGTTCCGATTGATTCAAAGACAATAGAAATTCTTCGAGAGTATAGGAAAAATCATTGGCAGGCCAACATCAAAAATAGGATATGTTTTGGGGTATCTAATTCTGCATGTAATAAGATAATTAAAAAGATTGTTGGTAGACCTGTCAGAAACCATAGTCTAAGGCACACATACGCATCATACTTGATATTTAATGGGGTTGATATTGTTACCATATCCAAGCTTCTTGGTCACGAAAGTCCAGATATTACTCTGAAAGTTTATACACATCAGATGGAAGCACTGGCTGATAGAAATTTTGAGAAAATCAAAAATATTTTTTTAGTCGCATAA